GCGTTAGGTGCTTTGTGTACCAACAGAGCATGTTTACCACCGATAAAGGCATTTGACTCAGCTACACCTTCGGCAGAAGAGTTCTTAACAGCTTCCATGACGTAGAAGGACTCTACTTCAAAGATTTCTGCCAGTTTAGCATCTGTAATCAAAGCTGGGTTTGATACAGTTGATCCACCATTTAAACGTGCCAGAATGTCTGGGTGGTTAATTAGCTTGTCACGAACCTCTTTACCCACAACCATACAGTTTGGCTTAAAGCCACCTGATGCCAGTTGCATTGTACGACGAGCATCAGTTACAGCTTGGATTGGTGTAGAGTTAGTGTAATCTGACCACTGTGAGGTGCCTGACAATGTGCTATCTGTTCCCCAAACACCAGCTTTAAAGAAGGTGTCAGCAAACTGCTCTTCACGATGAATCAACAAACGATTTGTCAGTGTTTGTGCGCCAGCGGAACGAATGTCCAAGGCTGCATCTTCGTTAGCAAGTGTTTGCTCATCGAAGTCCATACCAAGTCCATATACGTCAGCAAAGTAGCTGGCGTTTGACAGTGACATGCCGATACGGTTTACTTCTGTACGAGGCGCTAAGGCTTTAACGTCCCCAGAACGGTTCATGTTGTCACGGTCATAGATGTAGTATTTGTCTGACTGACGCTCAACGCCAACTACAGGAAATACTTTATCAGCGATGAACGCATTTTGATCTTGAACATAAGCAATGGTCAAGTTTGTAAGTGGCTGGTCAATATGGACCGCACTTGGTGTCAACATAGGCATTTAATTATTCCTTTCTTGTGCAGCTTACGCTACTACATTCCCACCTTGGATCAGTTCAATAGCCATAATCTGACCATCTACTGCTGCTTCCAAAGCATAACCCATAACAACATCACCAGCAGCAGCGGTGAGCGCATCACCGTTTGCATCGGTCTGAATGGATGCACCAGCGGCGATAGTTCCACCAGCTTCTACCATAACTTTACCTGAGACTGCTACAGTAGCAGCAGCGCCAGCGGTAGGTGCATTTAGCAGAATACCAAAGCAGTTTTCACCAGCGGCGTCAGCAACGTCGATTTCTCCGTCACTCTCAAGAGTTACAAATTTAAATTGTTTGGCAGACAGATCTTCCCCAGCTACCATTGTGCGTGTATCACGGCTTTGCATTACAGCCATCTTTATTCCCCCTTATAGGATTTTGTAATGAGTGCTTTACCATTCTCTGTCTTTGCGACAGCAGCGTAGGCTCTAGCGTACTCAGACTTCTTCATTGAGTTTTCATCCATGTAGGATTTAACCATTGCGTCCAGTGCATCAGCAGCAGAGCTAAACTCTCCGTCTGCATCAGACTTTCCAACTTCTTCCATCTTACCTGCGAACACACTGTCAGCAGCTTTCAAGACGTTCATTACAGCTTCATCGTCAGCATGTTTGGCGACAAGTGACTTAGCAACATCTACATCAAAGTGAGGTAGTGCTTCTGTTGCGTTCTTAGTCAACTCTGCGTCTGCCTTAGCAACCTCTGCCTCTTCCAAGGCTTTCAAGATTACTGCTGGGATGTCAGCTTTGTTTACTTGCTCACCTTCGTACTCTAGGTACTCAGGCTCTGCTTTCTTTTCGATTGACTCAGCTTTGATTACAAAGCCATTGTCGATAAGAGCTTTACGCAGATTTTCATTTTCTGCTTTCAGAGTGTCGATTTCTAACTCTTCCAAGATTGCATCTTCTGCTTTCTTCATGTCCTCTTCTGCCATCTTCATAGCGTCATTGTAAGACATGCCTTTATCCATATTCTCACGGATTTTGTCACGAAGTGCGGGTGGAAGTTTATCTAAGTTCTTCTCTTGCTCTTCTGTCATGTTATATGCTTTTTCCATTGTTTCCTCTTCGGAATTGTCTCTCTTGAACAAGGATACCATAGCCTGTGCATTGGCTGGCCGATCAACCAGAGATAGTTCGTCAAGTTCAAGTTGTTTTAGTAAATTAGGCATCATAATCCTCCTTTACGGCTCGACCACCAATACTAAAGGCGGCTAATTCACCAGTCTTGACTTTTTCCCAAACGTCATCGTTGTAGACCTTAAAGGCTACTACCCAACCTTCACGGTCAGACTGGATGCCAAGGGCTTCGCCAATCTCTTTGGTGACTGGCATAGAATGAATAACCGCCCCAATTTGATCCCCCTTGTGCATTTCTTTACCGACACGAACATGCTCCATAAACTTATTTACGGCACGTACAAGTGTCTCTGGTTCGATAACATCCCCTTGGCGGTCAACTACAGCTTCACCCTTTTCGGTTACTACTGAGGCCCAACCATAGACCATACGCTGTTCTTCGTCGGCCTTTAGGATCTTACCTTCTATATCTTTTGTTATGCTTCCCACTGTAGCTCCACTCCACATTCTGCAAGACCAGTACCTAGCGGAAGTCTTGTCTGTTGCTGTATCACAGGAATGCCTAGAGCGGAAATTGGCTCTTGCTTTTGGATCATCCCTACGAATTTCCATATTAGGGTCCCCGAAGGTAACTTTCTTAGTCTTGTCACCATCTTTTACATATACACCAAACTTCTTACTGGAACCTGCTGGTAATCGGAAAGGTTTGTTTAGGGGTTTGTCAGCTTTGTCAACATAATACCCATCATCCATCTTTTTAGTACTAGAGGGGTGAGAAACAGGTAGTAGGTCTTTGTCGTGCTTTGGTGACTTAGAGCCAGCTACAATCTTTAAGAAGCTATTTACTCTTGCCATTGCCCATTGCTCTGGACTACTAACATTAGGTCTTACGCTAGATGGGTTAGTTTTATAAGCACCTACACCTCTGTTGTAAACTGACTGTAGCATACTAGTCGTAACTTTGTGTTTAGACTTAGCGTTATGTTCTTTTACTTTTGCAGCTAACCCTTTTGCCATTAATCTAGGTCCTCTTGTATAATAACTGTAAAATATCCCTTGTTAGGAAAAGTCTCTACACTGGAATCACCATAAGTAATCTCAAACTCTCCGTAGTAAGTACCTGCTGTATTTGTATCACTAGATGTCCATACATACTCTACTTTACCATTAGTTGCATCGGTTATAGTTGCAGCGGCATCTATTTTTAAAGCAGTGGCTCCATATGCTTTCATATGAAATCTTGCAGAACCACCAGCAACACTTACTACATTTCCATCTGCATCTTTCAGCGTCACACCTAGCTTCGGAGAGGTGTCATTCGTTTTAATCCTAAAGGCCATTATCCCACCTTAATCCTATTACCAGTTGTTGTTGTAGCGCTGTTACCAGATTTAAAGTCTGTCCTGTTACCTATTTTTTCTTTGCTGCCAGATACTGTTCTTGCAAGTGCTGGGTTAAAGAAAGCTGTCCCTAATATGTGCCCATTCATTAGAAACTCTGGTGCAGAAAAGTTGTGATCCCCAGTCTTTAAGGCACGATCAACTTCTGGCTCACCTGTATCTAATGGTCCTGTTTGAAGAGTGTGACCCTGATTAAAGTCAACAGATACAACACTTGATTGACCAGTTGTAATAGTGTCTGGGGTTCCTAAGTCATGTTCTTGTACAATACCTATTGTATCTATACTTACTGCACCAGTATCTAGGTTTCCTGTAGAGAATGTTTCATCCTCGAACATACTAGCAGAAGGTACACTTGGTGTAGTAGATAACTCAGTTGTATTGAAGTTATGACCTTGAGTAAAATCTGCACTTGGTGTTTCGGGATCTTGAGCATTGATGTCTCTACCACTAAGAGTTTCCTCTTCTGACATACTTATATCAGGAACACTTACATTCCCTGTATCTAAGGCACCAGTAGAAATAACGTGATCTTGGTTTATAGCAGTTGTATCAAGACTTGGACTACCAGCATCTAAGGCACCAGTAGAAAATGTCTCTTCTTCTGATATTGATATGTCGGGAATGGAAACGTCACCAGTAGAAATTGTTGCAGCAGAAAGTACATTGTTTTCTGTTATATCTGCTGTATCAATCTCAGGTGCAGAAGTAGTTATTGTATTAGCTGCTAGTGTCTCTTCTTCCGACATTGCTATAGATGGTACACTTGGAATACCAGTATCTAAAGCCCCGATAGAAATAACGTGAGTTTGACCTATAGCAGAAGTGCCTAGTGTAGGAGAGCCAGTAGATAAATCCCCAACCAATACAGGTATAGCCTGTACAAATAAAGGATTACCCAAAGAAGGATTACCAGTACTTATAGTACCAGTAGAAAGTGTCTCCTCTTCCGACATTGCTATAGATGGAACACTTGCATCATCAGTAGTTATGGCTGTAGCAGCCAGTGTCTGACCTTGATTAAATGCACTAGTACCTAAAGTTGGTGAACCAGAAACTAACTCGCCAGTAGTGGAAAATGTTTCCTCTTCTGACATTGCAACAGTTGGTACGGAAGGAGCGCCCGTATTAATGGCACTAGCCGTAAGTTCATATTCTTCTGACCCCATACCTGCAAAGGTAGCGGCAGCAAAAGGGCTAGTGCCAAACATTTATAACTCCTAGTTTACATCACCTTCAAAACGAGAGGTCCACATTGTCAGGCTGTACTTTGTACCTTTGATTATGTCTGGTACATAATGCCCATGAGTAACCTCACTTGGAAACAAGATGCACTTACCTAGAGGTACATTTATATTACTAAAATTTTGTCGTGGGAATATAAGTTCTCCACCTTCATAATCTTCATTTAACTTTACACTACCAGTGACAAGAGAGGCATCAGTGTGTAACCCCAAGGACTTTTGAGTATCAGGAGTGTATTTCATTGTGAAGGCATCACGTAAACCAATGTGCTGCATGGGTTCCCAATGAAGTTCTGATATTCTACCCAACTTCTCTTTCCAGAGCCTTTCGTACTCTTCCCATAGACCAAGTTTCTTTAGTCGGATCTCTTGGGCTGGAAACTTATCGCCTTCCATGTAGCCCCAGTTTCCGTATTGCTCTGACTTATCTATGATGTATTGACATTGGCTTTCTGTTAAGAAGTCGGTTACAATAATTTCTGGTGCAACTATATCATAGCTTAAAGTCATTAGGTATGCGGTAGGTTGTTTTATTTCTTCTGCATATCCAAGTTCAGCAACAATCCTATTAAACTTGTCTTTAGCCTCATTACCACCGTTACCATGATAAATACAACCACAACAGTTAGTTCTGTAGTTTGTAATCTGATTGTTTACTATAGCAACTTCTTCGTCGTGGTTCTGAAAGATGTAAGCCTCAGTGTCCATAGCTACTTTTAAGTCACGACTCTCATGTAAGAACCGTATCTGACAGAATAACTGATCGTCACCCATGTCTGGCACATTAGCCTTAGAAGACAAGAAATCAAACAAAGGACCAGCATAACCGATATACAGCCCACTATTTAAATACTGGTAGGGAGTATCAGGTAACTCTGGAAACTGGTACTCTATACTATGGTTAGGCCAATGATGTTCTTCTGCACCAAACAGAATGTCTACATTGAAACCCTTGAACCGTTCTAGTATAGTCTGAGCATCATCAGCAAAAACTGTATCGTAAGCATCCATAAACAAGACTACATCATCTGGGGGGATGTCTTTTACAAACTCTCTTACGGCATTAATCTTTGGCATACCAGCATAACCCTCCATAGGATCATTCCAGTCTAAGCCCTTACCTAAGTTGTGTACTTTTATTCCATAGTGTGCAGCGGATTGATTTAAAGCCCACATACGGCTTTCATCTGTTCCTACTGTAATAATGTGCATATTCATGTCGGGTTCCTCTATTGTACTTGGACGTACTTCACGGGGTATCTGTTTTACTATCTCTTCGGGATAGAAATAGTTATTCATATTTTTTAGTTTTAGTGGCACCCATTCATCACAAGGTATCACCTGATCTTTAAAGCCATCTATTAGCTTTTCGGCGGTTTCTGGTCTAATGCAATAACCGTGACAATTATACCAATAACCAAGAGTATTAAACCTATATCCCAACCATACACTATCGTAAACCTTTAATAACTCATCTACTTGACCTGCATCGAAGTGATGGTAGACAGCATCCTCTTCAAGTATAATACCGTTCTTACCAGATGACGCTATAGCTTCCCAAGCCCTCAGATGGCTCACAGCGCACCCAAACTCAGTTACCAGCAGTGACCTACCTAGAATTGGGTCACGCCACTCAGTGTCCCTCTTACAGCCTGTTTCAGACTCTACAGTGTCCCAGTCCTTACCTCTAGCGTCATAAGCATGTCCATGTAAGGATATCTGGTAAACTACTGCCACTTAGGACCTTGAAACCACGCCACCAAGGTCTTACGGACCCCTGACGTAACTGGCGCTACACGATGCTGTAGGTACGATGGAAATATGAGTACTGTACCTTTGTCTCTACTTTCGGGTAAAGGTTGCTCTACTTCCATAAACTCAAAGTGTCCACCTTCGTAATCACTTGGGTCTGATAACTGTACAGTTATAGATAACTTTCTATCTCTACCATCATTATTATTCCAGTCAACGTCATGGTGCCAATCATACTTAGCTTCTTGACTACCGTGATATTCTGTGTACTGAAAATCTGCAACCGCTGCTACAGATACACCCATGATATTAGAGGCTGACTCTACATAAGGCCACATCATGTCCATAATATCTGTGTTACCTGTCAACCAAGCCACTTTACTTCTTCGGTGTTCATTGTTCATTCCACCAAAAGTAGTAGCATCTGTAACAGTCTCACGGGAAGCTATGTCAAGAATGGCGTCAACATCTGCTGCCTTGTGCCAATATTGCCAATTTTGTCGGGTCATTTTACACCTTTTGTTTGTTTATTATACTAATTGCATTTATTCTGGTTTGACAGGCCAAGTTACATTATGCGGGAAACCTGCTTGATTAGAAATATTTAGCAAATCTGTTCTGTATTGCGCCCACGCCGCACGTTGCTCATCCGTGAGAGCATTCCACCGCAAAGTATTACCCGCTATACGATCAACCTCAAATTCTAAAAGAAAATCTCTTTCACCTCTAACACCTTTTGCCACTTCTTCATCAACCTCAACTTGGCTTGGAGGAACATAAGGTGCAAAATTATTACCTATTAAAGCCAAAAGATCATTGTTGTTGATATGCATATCCGTGTCTTGAGGATTTATCGTGTAAGGTATCCAACCGTGCTGTGGGTGATTTATCTCTACGTTCATCAGAAGGTTATCCTCCCGCAATGAGGACGCATTACGAAATTGTGTTATTTGAACTGACATCAAGAAATCCTTATGAATATAGCGTGGGTGTGGCGGTTGAATTGGGTTTCTTGGCCCATACACCTCCAAGTGCCAGCGTTGATATATCCAGAGTGATTAGCTACCACACTATAGCAAGTCCCGCCGCTCGAATTAAAGAAACCAGCGTAACGCAATGAATTTCCTGAATAAGTGCTACCTGCATATACCTGTACATAATTAGTCTGACAAATAGCCATAGATCCAATTGAGCCTAAACTATTACTAAAGGACGAACCCGTTGGCCCTGTTGGCCCAGTCGACCCAGTGCTGCCTGTCGGCCCAGTCGGTCCTGTGCCTCCTGCCGATCCTGTAGGACCAGTAGGTCCTGTTGGTCCAGTAGCGCCTTTTTGACCCTTCTGGCCCTTCTGACCTGTAGATCCCGTTGGTCCAGTAGACCCTACTTCACCTTTTTGGCCCTTTTGACCTTGAGGGCCTGTTGGTCCAGTAGGACCAGTACCACCAGTATTACCTGTTTGTCCCTTTTGGCCCTTTTGACCCTTTTGACCTTGAGGGCCTGTTGATCCAGTAGCACCAGTAGGGCCTGTAGCACCTACTTCACCCTTTTGGCCCTTTTGACCTTGAGGGCCTGTTGGTCCAGTAGGGCCAGTACCACCAGTATTACCTGTTTGTCCCTTTTGTCCCTTTTGTCCAGTAGGTCCTGTTGGTCCAGTAGATCCAGTAGGACCAGTAGATCCTGTAGCACCTACTTCACCCTTTTGGCCCTTTTGACCTTGAGGGCCTGTTGGTCCAGTAGATCCTGTAGGTCCTGTAGATCCAGTCGATCCTGTTTGACCCTTTTGGCCTTTTTGTCCTTGAGATCCAGTGGCACCTACTTCACCCTTCTGTCCCTTTTGTCCAGTCGATCCAGTATTACCTGTAGGTCCTGTGGGTCCTGTAGATCCAGTAGCACCCACTTCTCCCTTTTGTCCCTTTTGACCTTGAGGGCCTGTTGATCCAGTAGAACCAGTCGATCCCGTAGCTCCCACTTCCCCTTTTTGGCCTTTTGAACCTTGGGGGCCTGTCGGGCCAGTGGGTCCTGTGGCTCCTGTAGGGCCAGTAGCACCAGTAGGGCCAGTAGCACCCACTTCACCCTTTTGACCTTTAGCACCAGCAGCCCCTGTATTCCCCGTAACACCAACTTCGCCCTTTTGACCTTTAGCACCAGTAGCTCCTGTAGGTCCTGTGGGTCCAGTCGAGCCAGTTGAGCCAACCTCACCCTTTTGTCCTTTTGTTCCTTGAGGACCAGTAGAACCTGTAGAACCAGTAGGTCCTGTGGGTCCAGTAGGTCCTGTTGGTCCGACTAAAGCTGAGTTAGCAACAGTAGCTTTTTTCCAAGAGGTTGCAGAGGTATCATATACCGCAACAACATCATCAGATGCTACAGAGGTTATAGTACCTAATCCAGTAAGCGCACCACCTATGTTATCTGCTGTAACATCTGCGCCAGTAGCAATACCATCTAATTTAGTGCCATCACTAGCTACATTACGTCCGTCTACAGTACCTACGTCAGTAGTAATATTTCTACTGTCATCTATAACTGTGGTGCCGCTTATCTTAACTGCCATCTTCGTGTTCCCACTATTAGCTTATTGTTATTATTTAGAAGGTTGCGTCAGTCTCTACATCATTAGCGACAGACATTGTGCCACTAGAATCCATGCCAAATTTAGTTACACCTTGATATTGAAATATAAGTTCTCCACCAGATTCAGTAATAGTCCAATCACCAAAATCTACTGTAGTTGCACCTAGTGTACCAGTCATATTACTACCAGCTAGTTTTACATATCGAGTGTCATGTGTATGACTGTCGTTTACTACTGTAGCCGTAAGGGTAACGTCAGAACCCCCGTTAAAATTAACACTCCCAGTTACGTCACCACCAAGAGAAATACTCCTAGCAGTAAGTAGGGTAGAGGCAGTACTTGCGTTGCCTGTAACTGCACCAGTAACACCACCTACTAAATCAGCCTTAATAGTGCCGTAGGAAAATGATGAATCAGATGTATCAATAGTTCCTGTAGGCTCTGGACTGTATTCATCAAAGAACGTCCAGTAGTTTGTAGATATATCGTAGAACATACCTACGTGCGTATAACCTACACCAGAAGTACCTGTGTTACGGTTAGAACCAATACCTGTATCTACATTTACAGGAGAGGCTGTACCAGCCCAAATGTCACCTATTGTGTGACCCCTAGTAGCGTTAAACTTAACACTGATTCCATCTTCTAGTGCTTGGTCATCACCAGTAATCTCAATCTCAGCCGATTGTGTTACAAAGTTATCAGTAGACCAGCGAAATAGGTCCTCAGTACCACCTGTATGCAGTGTAGTAATCTTAACCTTAAAGGTTTTATTAGATGACGTACCAGTATAGTGACCAGTAAACTCTGCGTCATTTAGTCCCGTACCTGTAAACGTGGGACTAGTAATAGTATCACCAGCGTTAAGGTATTGGAATGCACCAGACAAAGAAATATTATTACTGTTGGTGATGGTTTGTGTACCGTTGACAACCAGATCACCGTCAACAGTTAAATCTTGGTCAAAGTGAGCATTACCTGTAACTCTCATTACTTCAAACGTATGAGGTTGCAACTCTATGTAAACACATCCATTACTTGCACTAGACAGCAACACAAGACCTAAATCTGTAGTGTAGTAAGGGTAAGATGGGGGGTCTGTAACTGTAGACCCTGCTGTAACTCCTACGTGTACACGTTCACCTACTGTAAGGCTAGATGTATCAAAGAACACAATACCATGAGTTACAACAAAACCGTAACCACTATTAGCTATATCAGATGGTAGAATACCTACAGCCATTGATGCAGCTTCTGATGTAGCAGAGGCTTTAGCAATGGTAGGTACTGCACCAGTTTCACCTGTTAGGTAAACAGGAGAACCAGCAGTAATAGTTGATCCAGTGTTGTTATAAACCCTAAGTACTGTGTCTTGACCAGTATGTATGGTTAGATCACTGTTACTGTTGTAGTAAGCTATACTGTCTCTAGTTTGGTCATAGAACAATCGCCCCTCAGAATGAGAAGGGTTACTTGATGCAGTATTAAAGTCTAAGTATTCATCAATCTCAGTAGCTACTAGTTGCCCATTAGCATCCGTATATACAGCCTTAGAAGAGGGCTGCGTGACAAATATAAACTTTTCCCCTGCTGACCAGCTAACTGCATTATTGCTATTAGAGGATGCAAGGATGGTAGTACGTGCCAAAGTAGTTCCAGAGGCTGTGTACGTGCCAATACCAACTTCCCATTCAGTATTGTCAGTACAGGCATAGTACGTTGTATTACCATCCCCTACAGCAGAAAATGCTTGGAACCCAGCTTCGGCACCTGCCAGTGTGTAAGTTCCTGTACCAGTAGTTGTGGTGGTTTCTTTTACACGATCTTTAAGAACAAGTGCCATAATCTAAACCTTATGATGGGTCTGGGATACCAATATCAAATGTAGCCAAGGTAAATGTGTTACCATTAGTTACTGACTGTGATGCTGTAAGTGCAGCAGTTGCTAACAAACGACTGTTTCCAGTGTCTACGATAGCGTAGTGTGTAGCTGTTCCTGTAGCTGTAATAGATCCGTCAGAAATAGCGGATACTACAACTTTACGACCACCACCAGAACGATCCGTTGGGGCTGCGATAGATAGTGACGTAGAGTTTCCTAAAGCATAAGTTGCATTTGCTTCCGCATAGGTTCCCGCCTCTTGAGATGTCACTAGTATTTTATTTGCTTCTGTGTCTAGGACGCTAAGTCCATTGTCAAAAACACGGTCATTAAGAAATGCCATTATTCTGTTTCCTGTTCTGTTGTTTCGTTTTCAACCCCAACGTCAGGGTCATAATCCAATTCAGCAATATCCATCAGGTTTTGTATAACTTCTGGATGATCTGCAACGTTAATGTCTGCGCCGTTGAGGTTACGCAGGAATCCAGCAATCTCACGAAGATCATGTGGAGCAACATCACCAGCTTTAATTACTGGCATGAGGTCATAGTTCAGACCGTTAATTTCCCAGAGGCTTTCTATTAGTTGCTTATTGAGTACGTCAACAATAGATTGAATGTATGATTCCAATGCCCGAAGGAACAGATCTGTTTTTGACTTGGACAGGGCATACGATCCACCCTGAGATCCAAGCATAAGGAACTCTGAAAGCACACTACGTGCAATATCGTGCTGGTAGCGACGAACAATGGGATCAATCTCAATGTTCCTCTTACCGTTAGATGCCATTAACTCGACATCTACTAATCTGATATTGGTAGGACTTCCGTTACTATCGGGGTAGGTGTCGGAAGGAGTAATAATGTAACCTTGTTCGTTGAACTTAACATCCCGTAGGATTTGCTGTAAGTTAGCGACGAACCCTGATTGAGCGGCTGTGGCGTCAGAAGAAAGATACTCACTAGGGATACGAGCAACGGGGATACCAGCCAACTCTCTCTCCACGGCAATCGCTTCAATAGCCTGTAGGTTATTAAGATACTGATAACTAGTATAGGCATTCCTAAGAATAGACCTACCAGAAGGGTCCCCATTAATAGTAGTAGTTCTGTAATAGAGGCTCTTGCGAGATGGGATAAAGTGTTTGTTAGTTCCAGCATAAGAGCCTTCCTGATAAATACCTAACACTTCACCTGTCTGCTTGTCTACTTCAAACCTAGCGACTGTCCAAGGCGCACGAATAGCAATTTTGCGGATACCCATGCGTCCATCAGAGAACTTAGACTTCTTCTTAGGGTTCGTATCAGCAGGGCCACCCCTGCGCTTATATACAACCTCAAACCAAGCAAAGCCATAAGATAGCGACGAAAGTGCTTCTGCAACGTGGTCATCAAGGGAATGCTCCATATCTTTGAGTACAGATTGTACAAAGTCGGCTTCTCGCTGTGCCGCTGGGGTATCATTAGCGGGAAAGACCTTTAAATCAACATCACGCAATACCTGCTCAGTTGCATACATAACCGCACCGATTGTACTATCGTTGTCTCGCATCTCACGAAACTTGTTAATGGCCTTCTTACCACGCAGTTCGGCTAGAAACTCATCTGCTCGGATTTGTCCGTTACGTGTATTATCGCCAGCTACACCCAGTATAGAGGTAGCTTCCGTTTTAGAGAGTTTCTTTACCATCTTATCTTAAACCCTTGGCATTGGAATACGCTAGTACTAGCTGTGGTTTTGCGTATCCATTCAGTGATAGGTCCGTTATAGCCCAAACTAAAGCATCAAGACGGTCTGGTGAGCCTATGGACC